ACTTCTCCTTGCTGTAGATACCTTTAAGCGTATCGAATACGACCTTCTTAAACTGCTCTGCCTGTTGATCAGCAAGGCGCTCGGCGTCGTCGCGGTAGCCTGATACTGGCGATGGCTCAGATAATGCCACTTGCACTATCTGGACCAGTTCAGCGTTGATGGAACGACCGTTCATCTTGGCCCTCTGGTCAAGTTTTGCTTTCAAATCAGCAGGAAGTCGCAACTTGAATTGCGGATCATCTCTGGACATTAATTCACCATGTTTTTTCTTGACAGCATATAACGGTGATAGTACATTCTCAAGTGAACCACGGTGGTTCACATTGCGGGAGGGGTAATGAAAGGTGCAAGAAAACTACCTCAGTTTAATTTGCGATGGCCAGAAGAAATATTGGCTCTGGCTAAGCAGGTAGCGGCGGAAAATGGTAGATCTGTGAACGAGGAGCTTTATCGGATGTTCATGGACAGGATGAAAGAAGAAGGGCGATGGGTCGCTTAAAAGTTGAAGCCCCAACTGCAGCAACAGTCAGGGCTTCGGTATCGAATAAATCGGATGAGGAATTATCGACATGACAAGTATAGCAATTATTGAAGCAGTTAACACGTCTTACGTACCGTTCAACGGCCAGCAGATTATCACTGCTATGGCCGCCGGTATCGCTTATGTGGCGATGCGTCCAGTCGTGGAAAATCTTGGCCTTGATTGGGCTACTCAGCTTCGTAAATTGAGGGGTGGCGTGGGGAATTCCAACCGTAGAGATATCTCTATCGTTGACGATGAAAGGGGTAGTCATATGACAACCCCATCTAAGTTCGGGTGTTGTGATATCGCAATCCCTTCAAAAGGCGGCATTCAGAAGATGCTCTGCATCCCCCTGAAGAAACTCAACGGCTGGCTGTTCAGCATCAACCCCGAGAAGGTTCGTGCCGATATCCGCGATAAGCTGATCCAGTATCAGGAAGAGTGCTTCACGGTTCTGCATGACTATTGGACGAAAGGAGCGGCAATCCGTCCGGTTCCGGAAACCACAGTTGATGATCGCACCCCATTGCGCGGAATCGTGAACCGCATTATGGGTAAATACGGCATGACGTACCAGGCAGTGTACAAACTGGTGCATAAAGAGTTTGGCGTGAAGCATATCGATGAGCTTTCACCCAAACAGACAGCGGAAGCGGTTGAGTCCCTCGCTACCAAAGCAATAGAAGGTGAATTCCTGG